TTGTGACTTCTTCAAGAATCTGGAGCCTTGTGTTTGTTCCAGCTTATAGTAGCCATCCTTAACCTGCTCGGCTTGAGAAGGCACTCCCACGGCGTTGCCGGTGAAAGCAACCCCGTGGGGAGTGTCACATTTCTTGTATTCAACACCGTCAAACTTGATTGTGGTGGTTCCAAGCGGAACCAATTCCTCAACCGTCTCGCCAGCGTTGTTTTTAAATGTGTAGATCGGCATTAGTATCCGGCCCTCAAGTCCTCTTCTTCAGCCATCTCAAGCAGAGCATCGGCCTCGGCGTCATCAATAATATCGTCCTCGGCTTCTTTAGCCATCTGCTCGACATATTCAATGGGTGCGCCATTCGCACTTATCAGTTCAATGTGAGCATCGGGGCCGTCAATGCCAACCACTTCGCCCTCAACACTTTCAATCACAACAGCATCCCCCTCTTGCGGTGGAATTTGTTCGCCCTCTTCGGATTCGGAAACTAATGCTTCCAATGGAATCTTTATCATTTCACAACCTTCTTTTTTATTTGGTGAAGGATGACCGTGGGGGCGGGATTTTTGCCCGCCACCCACGGCAATCATAATCACCATACCTTTAGGTTTTTTATCACCCATATGGTTTGTCCTATTACTAGGCAGTGGAATCAGTCTTACTACGCATCACTACGTAATAAGCTGGATTCAGTCGCAAAGTAGTCCAATGTGTCTTAAAACCGGCTGTGATTAGCTGGTTTAAAGGATCCGTCTTGTCAGCCGTGTCAGTGATAATCACTTTCGGGCTGAATGGAGACGAACTGGTCAACTCTGGCACACCATAGGCTTGTTGTCCCAAGAACAGCGTGGCGCGGATGTTAGCCCCCGCCGCCGTTGTTCCGGTTCCGCCAACCGAGTAAGCAAAACGGTCATCGTCATTAGACGCATAAACCGAACTCCATCCGTTCGTGTGAAGGATGAATTTCGCGCCGTACAACGAGCCGACTTCACCCTTATAGAGTTCTTCGACGTTGCTGTATTGGGCGGCGTTTAACCACTCGCTGACCTTCTGGATGTCACTCAACACCTGTGCGCTGGTAGCGGCCACGTACATCCCACCTTTGGCGGGTTGCGCGCGGTTCACTTTCAGCTTGGTGACTGCATCGAGGATCGAGGAGGCTGACAACACCGTAGCGGCAGTTGTAACAGCATTAAAGGTGCTGTAGTCCGTGCCGCCATCAGCGTACATCTCTGTAAGAGTGTCACTGTTGTCGAGCGCGGAACCGTCTCCGTTTTCCTTCGCAGTACCGGCCACGTTGGAACCCACAAGCGTGTTGCGGGTCTGCGTGTCCATATCGAGCGCAGCATCCTGGCCATTCACCTTGATACTTTGCTGGAGGCTGTTGAATAGATCGGTTGCCGTCAGAACGTCCGTCATCTTGATGACTTGGCCGCGCTGAATGAGCGATTTCTCGATCTTTGATAGAGTCAATGAGCGTGTTCCGGTGGTGGTGACTCCTTCGCCGAGCGTTTCAATCGCGCCAACGGACGGAGCATCAAACCTGAACATACTGATTGCCTTGTGTCCCGCTTTAGCGGGGAGCGGAGCTTTCTCCGCGAACTGATCCAAAACCAATGCCTGAACAGCGTAGGACAGCAATTTCTTGCTGAAATAGTTCTGATACTGGTTGGATAAGCTGGTAGTTGTATTAGTTGCCATAACTTATTTCCTAGCCAGCGGAAAGGTATCACAAGGTGATGTTATAGCTAAAGTGCGTTGTCGTGTTCCAAAGCGGCGCGCATAAGGAAATCCCTCTGCTCGTTGTCGCTCATATCGTCGAAACCTTTATCGCCCTCAAGCCTTTCACCCGTAAATCCACCCACCACTGACGTTTTCTTTTCCAGTTTGGATTTAACTGACTCAAGTTCGTTAACGCGAGCTTCCAGTTCGTCGCTCCGGTTTGCCTTTTGTCTCAAGAACGCCACATCCACCGCAGTCTTCACCCCATAGGGATCATATTGCAGTATAGGATAGGACGCCATAAGCGCGGCGACTTCTTTGAACAACGGCGAATTGGAATCAGATAATTCGGGGTGTTCCTTCTTGAGCATTTCAATTTGCTCCTGTCGGATTTCCTCGTTCTTATTCCTTTGGACATTTTGGACGGCTTCAGATTCCTTGGATCGCATTTCCTCCGCTTTTTTTCTGGAGGCGTTAGCCAATTTATCGTCGCCCTCTTCAATGAACCCTTCCGCAGCGTCATCGTAGTCTTTTGCGGTATGCCCGTGTTCGTCCCGATAGCCTCGATCAGCGGTTACTTTTTCGCGCAACTTGTGTATTTCAGCGCGCTCCGCTTCTATCTCGACCCTTGCCCGCTTGTTGTCCTCCTTGTCATCATTTACTGATTTCCAGGCATCGTCCAAGCGTTTACGGTTCTTGGCATACTTACTTTTAGGCTCTTCCGGTGCAACCTCTTCTGGTTGCTCTGTCAATGAACTCTTGTCGTTTTGAACATCATCAGCCTTTGGATCGGCTTCGTCCTCCGCTATCTGTTCCGTTTCCTCCGGCTCTTCAGCTTTCGGTTCCGGTTGTATTACCTCAACTTGAGGCTCTTCAATCCCTGCTTCCCTTTGAGTATCGTACTCGTGGGCCGCAGCCAACAGACTTGAGGAGGTTACTCCACCTTGCTCTTCTGGCATTTAATGTTCCCTGTGTTTTTAAGTGCTATCCTCGTTCTGTTTTGGCACTTACAAAACAGACCGTGCTGCGGAGTCTTGACTCATCGGGCGTTCGACTCCAAATACGTCCGATGTAAATTCTTCTTGGGGATCAATGTCCCTAGCCAACGCTTCAATCGTGTGAACCGTCATTCTCATACCATTGGCAAATCCTGCCTCTGATTGCAAGCGATTAGTATCACTTTGTGATACCACGAGCGCGTTTTGTCGTAAAATCATATTTAACAGTATTCGACGGAATCTTTTGCCCGAACTTGAGACAAGAAATGACCGGAGCATATTCACATCTTCAGCTTGCCACTCCGCTTCGTCCACCCAAGGAAGGGTGCGACTCATCTTCCACGCTATCTTTATGAATCTTAAAAGTTTCATCTATGCCATTGCCTCCTCTGGCATGGGCGCATTTTCCGGTGCGGGCGGTTGAGCCATTGAAGCGTCAACCGGCATCTGCGGCATCTGCGGCATCTGCGACTCCTGTTCGTTGGCAATGATGCCAGCGGTTTCAAGATATTGATGAACGTCCTTGCGTAAAGCGCGCGCGGTATTTGTGTCCACCTGTTCAAAGGCGTTAAGCAGTGCGCCCAAGCGTCCGAGAATTGCCTGTTGCCCCTCTGGACTGATGGGAGTTCCCTGCATCCGACTTTTTTCCACAAAGGCAAGCAGCACTTGGATGCGATCTCGGAAGTTTGAATCGTCCCTGACGGAGATGGTTTCCCCCACCAACAGGGCTGGAATAATTCTTTGTTCGTCCTCGACATCGTCCTGTACGTCAAGGCGCGGATCACGCACCAGTCGCGCCACAAGGCTTGGGTCTTCCAGTTCAAGGATGGACTTATCGAGTTCCACTTGGTCAATCCAAGGACTCTGACCGAATAGCATCTTGCGCTGGATGGCTCGGTTGAGAAGCATCTGGCGACTCACCATATCCATCCCGCCGCGCGGCTCGATTGCGTACTGGTCGTGCAGGGCAACCGGATCAACATTCAGCGAGTCCTCAAGGAAACGATATTGTAAATCGCGCGAATCGTACTGCAAAAGAATTGACCAGCATTGGCGGAAAAGGGAGCCGAGTGCCTGACGGAAAAGGCGCAAACGCAAATCCATATTCTGCTGGGATTGTGCATTGATGGAATCAATCTCCGTGGCCGTGCGCCGGTCAGCGTTAGCCCCCAGTTGATTGATGCCATAATCCGGAACCGTGACGCGCCCTTCCGCTATCGTCTGGGTTCGCACCATTTCCTTATCAAAATCAAGCGGGGGTGCGGGCATCTGAACCGGAGCAATTCCAAAGGGCAAAATTTGAGCTGGTTTCATCCGGAGATTAACCGAGTTGGGAAGGTCACGTTCAGCGCGGAACATCGGCTGGTTGAACAACGTGGCCGCGTCCATCTTTTCGTTCCACAACTTGTTCAGTCCGGCCTCAAACGGGGCGAGCATTTCACACACGCCACGCGGGCTATACCAACCCCCGCTGGTCACCTCGTATTCGCACGAAATAAAGGGCGGTTGTCCGTGGTCAAACGGAACCTCCATCGAGTCGCGCAACTTAATGTCAGGAGCTTGTGGTGAGAAAGTTGACATCACCCACGTACCGTCCTCCTTGCGGTCATAAGCCTCCCACACGATTACTTGATTTTCATCTCTGCTGTGGGTAATACCCTCGCGCACCTCGCGCTTGTGCCGGAGGTCGTTGGTCATCCCAGTGTCTTCCGCCTCGCCACCCTGTATGCTGTCTATGACGCCAGAGGCGGTGGAATAGATGCCCGCGCGTTTATACGCATCAAGGCTCATTGGGATTACGTGGGTGATGCGGTCTGCCCCCTCCACACCCTTCGTCCACGGCGGGACAATAATATACATCGGGTCAATCGATTGAAATTCAACCTTCTTGGTATCGGGATTCCAGTAGACCTTTACCACACCGCGCCCGCTTACCAGCATATGATCTATCCAACTCATCATCTCCATACCGTAATTGGATTTCTCAAGGAGCTTATAAGAAAACCATTGCTCTGCCGCCGTGGTGAATCCGGCCAACTGCTGGCGCATGGGCACAAAGGTCGCCAATACATTCAACCCCATTGCCTGTTGGAAAAATCCAGGCTTGAGTTTGTTGATGGTGGTATCCACCAAGGGGAAATGCATATCGGCAGCATTGGGCCAAGGCTTCTGCTTGCGCGCCAACCCATCGGTACGCATCTGATACCAAAGCCCCTGCCTTGTCTCCCAACGTACACGGGAGTTAATATCTGAAATAATGGAGTCGTAAAGTTTCTCGCTCATTTTAACCGGAATGTTCTGCGCGCTGCCTTTAACATTGTCTTCCTGTCAACGTCAGACAATCGCCCGTCTGCCTTAATCGCGCGCTTGGCCTGTCTCCCGCGTTTCTTGACTGCCTTCCTGTCAACGTCAGACAATCTATCGTCAATTCCAGTCTGGGGAAACAGATTGCCTCCCAGTGCGTTCTTGATTGCGGTTTGTTTTTTGTTTAATGGCATATTATTTATCTTCCCCTGCCCCGTCCTCTGCCGCGATTGTCCGGTGCGGATTTACCAGCTTTTAAGTCAGCCTTGTCCGGCTTGGTTTGTCCGTCCTTGTCAGGCCCGTACTTGTAAGTTTTCTTCTTCATCTCAAAGAGGGAGGCGCGGGATAGGGAATTGCTGATTTATGCGGCTCATCCATTTATAGGACTTCCCCCTGCTCTAATGTGACTACTGACCATCGCATTTGTGCTTCTTGCCGTTCCCGCGATCTCCACGGGTAATACATCATTCCCCACCCACGCCAAAGTGCGGTAACACAAAGTGATACCTTATGCAACACTAGACAGACGTTTCTTATCCACAATAAATTTCATTTATTTTCGTATATGCTCCGAATTTCTCACGGGAGAAAATGTCTCGTTTTAAGAAATACCCTAATACCCCGTGTTCGCTCCGCTTGGTGCGCCGATGTCATCAGCAAGTAAAGAAGCCTCCTCGTACAACTCACTCACCGTTGGACGCGAAATCGCATCGTAACGCTCCCAACTTCCTCCGATGCCCCCGCCACAGGCAATGGCTCCCAAGACAGCGTCAGCACGGTCTGGAGACGCAAGGCCACGCGATTTCATCCGGTCTTTGGGTTCCAATCCCAGCTTGCCCTGACGGTTCACTTCCGCCCGCCGCGTCACCAGTT